AATCATCGTACTCCTCCACATCCCTACGGGTAAGTTCAAAAACGCCCTCCTCAGAGCATTTCTTCACAAACTCGGCCAATTCCTCTGTCTTACCTGCCATAAGCAGGTCCTGATGCTTGTTGTAGTCGGTGTCGTGGAGGAATCGCTTGTTAGCGTTTCCACGTACCTTCTGCTTAGCGTAGAGGCTCAACTTGTTCGTGGCCCGCTGAATTGCTTTCGTGGTGCCTTCCAACTGAATGGTTGGCTCACCTTCCGACTGAACGGTTGGCTTTGGCACGAAGTGGTAAATTCCGGGGCCTTCCAGGGAGGCTGCAAGGATGGTGTTCCGCCTAAAACGGTTCACAGCTACCATGCACAGATCAAAAGCTCCGCTGTCCTCGCACTCAGCAACAATGTAGTCCACGGCGGGGACGTACAAAATGCCTTGAAAGTGTGCGTAGATCAATGGTGAGAGTGAGTTGATCACTCCCGCGACAGCTTCATCTCTGGTCTCTTTGGTGAGGTCAAAAACAAGTCGTGAACACACGCGATCTGGCTTCATGAGTGGTGTAACGATAACACCATCCAGGAACAAAATCCCGCGTGAGACGAATAGGGGTATGTGGTATTGGTGGAACTGCAGGCTGTCAGGGCCCCCATCACCAAGATGGCAGCGCCCTTCATCCTTCACTTTCCATGAGAACGTGTCATGCCACAATCGAATTGCGTTGTCGCCCACTGTGGGTAATAGACTCAGATCTGAAATCCAGACCCGGGAATCATCCCCGCAGTATTCGGCAAAGCGGCCTTCTTCAACTTCAGCTGGACCCAAGCCAGATGCCTTGCATGCGATGTAAAGATCGCAAACACGCAACACAACGGTGTTTAAACGCAATGTGTTGGGGAACCCAGACGGGTTCCCGTGGCTCTTCTGAAAAACTTGCCCATTTGGCAGGATCAGCTTGCTGTTGATTGTAGCATCAGCCATCGTCATCAGGTAGTGGGGCGGGATGCCAGGGCACATGGCTTTCACATACTGGAGGAAGAATCTCCGCATCAGCATGGGATGCATGTCCCGGTCCCACCCAGTGACGTCGGTGGCATGGACATACCGAGCCTTGGTGTACTCCGCAAGCACTTCCCTGGAAAGAGAGTGATCGAGGTCTTCGCCAACTCGGTAACGATAATTGGTAGTCCAGCGTTGGTCGGACTTGCACATGGCCCACAACCACATGGCTTTCATCTGCACGGTCGGTGACTGGATTGAGCGAGCGTCGAGGTTGTTCAGCTTCTTAAAAGCGTCGTAACGGTCGTTCTTTCCAAACACTTTCCAAAGATTGATGTCTGCGGTTAGAGAGGTTCTCCTTCCGGCTGAAGCATCTTTCAAAAGTTGCAGGAGCCACATAGTGCCGCACGTCCTGACGTTCTTCTCAGTTAGTTCATAACCAAGCTTGGCTGGTAGAGATCGAAAGAAATCTACGTGGGAACCGTCGTACGTGGCACCGGCTGATGGGGGCCTGACCTGGTCTGGCGCATAGAGCTGATCAAACAACCAATCCATGCCGGGGATCGTGGGATCCTCCCATGTGATGGCTGCATCATGGCCCTCGTCATCTGCAATAACATGCAGCCAGACGTCGGACATAAGGACCGGGTCTATGTCATACTTCAGTTCGCGATTGAACTTAGCCACCTCATGGTGAAGTAGCATCTCTCCTGGTTTGGCATGCACGAATGCGCGCTTAACATTGAAGAAGTGTGACGTAAAACTCGGACGATATTGTGCGATCTTGGTGAAAAGATCTGAATGGCCTGCAGGTCGTGTAGTATCGATGTACTGCAGTGGGGCTTTCGGCTCCATGCTGGTCTCGGAACCGTCTTCGGTGACGGTGCTGGACAAATCAATGTCCTCTTCGGGCTCAGCATCTCCAGATCCTTGCAACAAGGATTGTCGGTGTGTGGTGTAAGCAACGTGGACCGTCTGCATCTGGTGGTGAATATGCGCGCGTCTGCACGCAACATCTATGCAATCGGAAACTGGCATGCCTGAGGATAACAGGGAAATGCGCTCACGTCGCGCTGCTAATATGACGTCACAAACGTCACAATCTGGCAGCGCGTGCTCACAGTAGTTGTGTTGTGGTGTGCCGACTAACACAACACTTGTACACAGCATCGCACGAACTGCCTCGCTCGTGCGTGGGGGACGCGCGCGTTCGTC